ATACCGAATGGATTTCTATTGCAGGTACCGGCACTGTCACTAGCGTTGACGTATCGGGTGGCTCGACCGGCCTGACAACCAGCGGTGGCCCGATCACAGCTGCTGGCACGATCACGATCGGCGGCACGCTTGCCCCGACTGCTGGCGGTACTGGCGTCACCAGCTTCGCGGTCGGCGACCTGCTGTACGCGAACACCACCACGACGCTCGACACCCTGCACGTCGGCACCAGCGGATACCTACTCGCATCTAACGGCACTGCGCCTCAGTACGTGAATCCGACCACTGTCACGATCGGCAAGGCAACGAACCTCGCTGGTGGGGCTGCCGGCTCGATCCCGTACCAGACTGGCGCAGGCGTCACCGCCATGCTCGCTACGGCCAGCGGTGTGCTCATGGGCGGCACCACGCCGTCTTACACCATGTCGCCGACGTTGACTTCGGTTGCGCTCACGACTGGCACGGTCACGACTGCCCCAGCTTCCGGTAATGATCTTGTTAACAAGACCTATGTCGATAGCATGGTCGCTGTCGGGGTTAACTACCACCAAGCGGTTAAGTACGAGGTGCCGGACACTACTGGCAACCTCAATGCGACGTACAACAACGGCACTGCTGGTGTCGGTGCCACGCTGACTAATGCTGGCACGCAGACGGCCTTTACGCCGGACGGTGTCGTTGCTTCGGTCGGTGACCGCATTCTCGTCTATAACCAGACCAATGCTGCGCAGAACGGTGTCTATACCGTCACGACTGTCGGCAGCGGCTCGACGAACTGGGTGCTGACCCGTGCGACTGACGCCAATACCTACGGCATCGGGCCGAACGCACTGGATGAAGGCTCGGCATTCTTTATTACGTCGGGCGATACCGGCGCTGGCGAAACCTACGTCTGCAGCACTACCGGAACGATCACCTTTGGTACGACGGCCATCACCTTCTCGCAGATCTCGTCTGCTCAGGTGTACTCCGCTGGCACCGGCCTCACGCTCACCGGCACGCAGTTCAGCCTCACGGCGCCAGTGTCGATCGCGCTGGGCGGAACCGGCCAGACGACGGCAACGGCTGCGTTCAACGCGCTGTCGCCGATCACTTCGACTGGTGACCTGATCGTCGGTAACGGCGCCAGCAGCGCTGCCCGGCTTGGTATCGGCGCCAATGGCTACGTGCTCACCTCGAACGGAACGACTGCCTCGTGGCAGCCCGGTGCATCGAGTATGGTCTATCCGGGGGCCGGCATCCCGAACAGCACCGGCACCGCATGGGGTACGTCGTATTCGGTAAGCGGCACCGGCGATGTGGCACTGACCACGTCGCCTGTCTTCACCACGCCTAACCTCGGCACGCCGTCTGCAGCTACGCTGACCAACGCAACAGGCCTCCCGATCTCGACGGGCGTGAGCGGCCTCGGCACCAGCGTCGCTACGGCTCTGGCTGTCAACGTCGGGTCGGCTGGCGCAGTGGTCGTCAACGGCGGTGCGCTTGGTACGCCTTCGTCTGGCACGCTCACCAACGTGACTGGCTTGCCGCTCACCACTGGCGTGACCGGAACGCTGGGCGTTGCCAACGGTGGCACTGGCGCTACGTCGCTCACGGCCAACAATGTGATCCTTGGCAATGGCACCAGCGCCGTGCAGGTGGTTGCGCCAAGCACCAGCGGTAATGTATTGACGAGTAATGGCACGACGTGGGTTTCTCAGGCTCCGGCTGCTTCTGGTGTATCGCAAGCCAAGGCCACCGCGCTTTCGATGATCCTCGGTTTCTAGGAGTAAACGATGTCTAACCCGAACATCGCCGCGCTGACCACGCTCACCGGCAACACGACGTACTACACGCCGAGCGGCACTACCGCCGTCGTACTGCTGCCCAACGCTGCGTCGTCGGGGCAGGTGTTCCGCATCAATCAGATCGTGGCGGCTAACGTCAATGGCAGCTCGGCTGTTAATGCTACGGTGTCGATCTATACCAACGGCGCGGTGGCGCAGGGTTCGGCTCCCTCGGGCGGCACGGCTTATCCGATTGTCTCGGCTGTCTCAGTGCCTGCTGGCGCGTCGCTCATCGTGGTTGACAAGTCCACGGCGCTGTACCTTCAGGAAGGTACGTCGATCAGCATTACGTCGGGTACGGCCAGCGGCATCACTTACAGCGTTTCCTACGAAGTGATCGCATAAGGAGCGCGCCCTGTGTTCCGACGCTACCTTGGCGGGTTCATCACTGCAAACCCTGTAGCACCTACCAGCACGGCTGCGTCGGGCGAGTGGACGCTTGCGCAGCAGCTTCAGGCTAAGGGCGCGGGCAACTGGCCTGCACCAGCAATTATCGCAAGCTATCTTATCGTTGCGGGTGGTGGCGGCGGCGGTAATGCTCAAGGCGGCGGTGCTGGTGCTGGCGGCTTGCTTAGCGGAACTCAAAGCCTCCTTATCGGCACCACTTATACGATTTCTGTTGGTGGTGGCGGTAGTGCTGCGGGCTTTAGCTCTGGCCAAGTCGGTGGTTCTGGCTCAAGTTCATCAGCACTTTCCCTAACCTCTGTTGGCGGTGGCGGCGGCGGTGGCGGTGGCGGTGCTGGTGGTAACGGCGCTGCTGGTGGTTCTGGTGGTGGCGGTGCAGGT